CTGGCTTCGTACAAACGGTCTAGGTGATCTTATTAAAAATGAGGTTACCGTTTCTTTTGGCCGCAACGAAGATAACAAGGCAATTGCTTATGCAAACCTTGCGGCAGAGAATGGATATCAACCGGCCCAGAGATTAAAGGTTGAGCCCATGACTCTCAAAGCATTAGTCAGAGAGCGTATTGAAGCTGGGAAAGATATGCCCTCTGACTTATTTAATGTGTTCGCAGGAAACAGAACCAAAATAATAAGGAAATAAACATGAACAAAGCACAAAGCACGATGGAACAAGGGACAAAAAAGTCCAATGCAGTGACTGAGAAAGTAGCTGCAGGAGCTTTAGCTGTTAGTCTATTTGAAGCAGACGCAGATAAAGGTCTAGGTAATATGGGTCATGAAGACCTAGCATTACCTTTTCTTAAAATACTAGGACAATTATCTCCAGAAGTTAATAAGAGAGATGGTAAATATGTTCAAGGTGCGGAACCTGGAATGATTTATAACTCTGTTACAGGAGAATTGTTTGATGGTGAAAAAGGAATTGATGTCCTACCATGTCATTACAAATTGGAATATATTGAATGGCAAGATAGAGGCGAAGGTTCTGGGGCTCCAGTTGGAATCCATTCATCTTCAAGTGACATACTAACAAAAACAAAAAGAGACGGCTCTTTCAAAGATAGACTTCCTAGTGGAAACTATATTGAGAAAACTGCAAGTCATTTTTTAATTGTTTGTGGTCAAACTCCAACTACAGCTTTACTTGCTATGAAATCTACGCAATTAAAGATTAGTAGAAAATGGAATAGTATGATGGCTAGTATCAAGATGAAAGGTGCAAATGGATTATTTACACCAGCATCTTTTAGTCATGTATACAAATTAAGAACAGTACAACAATCAAATGATAAAGGTACTTGGTTTGGTTGGGAAGTTAGTAAAGTAGGTCCAGTTGAGGATTCTTCTTTATACCAACAAGCTAAGTCGTTTGCTGAAAGTGTTTCAAGAGGAGACATCAAAGTCAAACATGGTGAGTCCAATGGGTCTGAAAAGACTTCAGAAGCCCACTTCTAATTAAGTAATCGGGGCAAGTTAATACTTGCCCCAAACAACAAGGGCATTTATGGAGAAAGAATTTGGAGAAATATTTAGCGGGCTAAAAAGAAATTTTGGTATTGCTTATTTAGATGAGTTTAAAATTGATCCTAACACAGGAAAGAAAAAACCAAAACAATATGGGTGGTCATTTAAAGAAATAACTGAAAAACATTATTTAGATCATTTAAACGGTAGAACGTCTATTGGTATTCAACCATGTGATGATGACGGCATGGCAAGTTTCGGTGCTATTGATATTGATGATAAAGAACATAGTTATGTTAATTTTCCATATAAAAAATATTTAGATATTATAAAACAAAATAATCTTCCATTAATTCCAGTTAAATCAAAAAGCGGTGGACTACATTTATATTTATTTTTAAAAGAAAAAGCTAGAGCAGTGTTTTTAAGAAACTTTTTAGAAAGTTTATTATATGTTTTAAAATTAAAACCAAGTACAGAGGTATATCCAAAACAAACTGAGCTTGGATATGATGAAGAAAAAAAAGAATGGTCTAATGGTCAATATATAAATCTTCCTTACTTTAATGGAGATGAAAGAGTTGCAATTAATTATGATGGAACTGCTTTTACATTAGAGCAATTTATCAAAGTAGTTAATCACAATAAAAAAACAAAAGAAGAATTAGAAGAGTTTTCGCTTGCCCTTGTGAAAACTGTCTTACAAGGAGGTCCAGATGAATTTAATGATGGCCCTCCTTGTTTACAGATTATGGCTAAAGAACCTTTAACTGATGCTAGAGATAGATGGCTATATAACTACATGGTATTTGCTAAGAAAAAATATCCTGATAATTGGCAAAGTGTTCTTAAAGCAGCTCCACAAAAATATTTTATTAAAGATTCTAATGGTATCGTATTAGACGATTGGGGATCAGAGAAAAAAATATTAGATAAAGTTAAATCAGCTGCAAAAAATACAAAGGGATATAGCTGTACTCAAGAACCTATTGTTAATTTCTGTATGAAATCAGAGTGTCTTAAAAGAAAACATGGTGTTGGATCTGATAGGAAGAGAATGTTTCCACCATTATCTAATTTAGTAAAAATTAATTATCCAGAACCAGAATATACATTCAATGTTGAATTACCAGAGAACAAAGGTATTAAACAAGTAAGAGCTAAAGATATTAAACAAATTAAGGATCAAGAAGAATTACGATCTTTAATTATGAAGACTGCAAATATTTATGTAGCAAAGGTAAAGGGAGATGACTTTGAAAATGTTATTGCTAAATTATTACCTCCTGTAGAAATACATCAACCACCTAAAGGAACAACTCCAGATGAATTATTACATGAATATTTAGAGGAATACTTCAATGGACCAAAAGCAAAATCATATGCTTCTTTTAAATCAGGAGCGGTATTAGTAGAAGATGGATTTGCATATTTTAAATTTGCAAATTTCTTTAATACTTTAAAGAATAAAGAATGGAAGGAAGGAAAAGAAAGAACTGGTCAAAAGATAAAAGAAAAATATCAAGCAGAATTCGGTGTTAAGAAAAGGTTTCCAAAATTAAATAATGAAACTACGAACTATGAAGCTATAGAAGTTGTTAAAATAAATTTAAAGTTAGAAGGAAATAAATTTATAAAAGACATAGCTAAAACAGAATTAGTCAAAATGAAGGGTAATAAAGACGTATTTTAATGATAAAGAAAGTATTAGGACCACCAGGAACAGGAAAGACAATGACATTATTAAATGAGGTCAATAACTATTTAATGAAAGGTGTTCCATTAAATAAGATTGGTTATTTTGCTTTTACTAGGAAAGCTGCTGCGGAAGCAAGAGAAAGATTTTTAAATAAAAATAAAAACTATGTTAGAACTGATGTTAAATTTTTTCAAACACTTCATTCATTAGCTTTTCATACTTTAGGTATGAGCGAAGAAAATGTAATGCAACCAGTTCATTATGAACAAATTGGAAGAGAATTAAGTATAAGAGTTAATTATTATTCAGAATCAGATGAAAGTGGATATTTAAATTGTGACAATGAATATTTTAAATTAATAAATAAAGCGCGAATTAAAAATATATCTATTGAAGAGGAGTTTAATACTAATGAGTGGAGTAGAGAAATAGATTTTGAAGTATTAAATCATATTTATGAAAACTTTTTAAATTATAAAAAAGCATATAATCTTTATGACTATACAGATATGATTACTCAATTTGTAAATAATAAAGATAAATGTCCATTGTTTGATGTTGTATTTATTGATGAAGCACAGGATTTATCTCCGATACAATGGAAGATGTTTGATATTTTAAATGATAAATCAAAAGATATTTTTATAGCAGGGGATGATGACCAGGCTATATTTGCATGGGCTGGAGCTGATGTTAATAGATTTATTGATCAACCAGCAATAGAAGAGGTACTACAACAATCTGAACGTATACCACAAGCTGTTCAAGAAATTTCTAATATCATATTGGATAGAATACAAGGTAATAGAAAAGAAAAGATATATTTTCCTAAAAAAGATATTAACGGAAATATTATACAGGGGAAAGTAGAGTCAATATTTAACTTTGATAATTTAGATATTAACAATGATAAATGGTTAATACTGACAAGAACTGTATATAGAGCTTTAGAAATATCTAATCAATTAAAACAAAACAATCTTTATTATAAGAATATGTATGGAAAAAGTTTTAATAATAAACTTTATAAATCAATATTAAGGTGGACTTCTTTAACTGATGGGAATCAAATATCAATTGCTGACTGTAGAGATATTTATGATTACTTACAGGAACCTTTTAATGAAAACAATTTTCAAAATAAAATGACAGTTAGAATAGAAGATCTTGGATTTAATAGAGATATTAAATGGTATGATGCATTTGTAAATACAGATCATACTGAAGAATTTTATATTAGGACTATGTTATCTAATGGTGAGAAATTATCTGAAGAACCAAGAATAGAAGTATCAACCATTCATGCAGCAAAAGGTGGTGAATGTAAAAATGTTGTTCTTGTATTAGATAATGCAAGGAAGATCAGAGAAGCTACTGCTGAGAATGTAGACAAACAAGATGAAGAAAATAGAGTTTGGTATGTAGGTGCAACAAGATCTATGGAAAATCTTTATTTATTTAAATCAAAAAAAGAAAGGTATGGTTATCAGTTATGAGTAATAAGACATTTTATAAACAAATAGGAGGAGCACATTATAAGAAATATAAAATACAACCCTCTTTATTTATCAATAAGAATAAGATACTGTTTGCTGAAGGCAATGCAATTAAATATATTTGCAGACACCAGGATAAAGGAAAGAAACAGGATTTGTTAAAAGCAATCCATTATATAGAAATG